CAAAACAAATATAATATAATAATATACTATTAAATAAATCTAACATATGTTAGTAAGGAACTAAAATGTCAAACGAAGTAAGCAACATAAGTAACCTATCTCCAGAGGCGGTGATGGCAATGATAGGTCAAGATTCTGCACCGACCACAACCTTAGCAACTATGAGAACAAATAGAGAGCCAGAGGATGATGACGGAAATAAACTTCCTATGGGTTCTTTTAGAATAGATAATAGTAGTGTTGGAACTATTTTTGGTAAGCCGGTTTTTTTCAGACCATTATACACTGCAATGCAGTATAAAAAGTATGATGAAAATAATGAAGACAATAATTATAAATCTATTATGTTTACATCATGGACTGATGAGATACCCGATACAAATGGTACACAAAGATGTGGTAGTATTCCTAGAAAAAAAAGAGAAGGATTAAGTCAACAAGAAATAGACGAGCAAGATAAAATTAAATGCTTTAAATATGTTTGGGGACTAGCAACCATGAAAGGTGTTTCAGCCACGGGCAAAGAACTATCCATAACGGATGAGCCTGTTTTATATTCTGCATCCGGCACAAATTTTATACCTATGCAAGAAATAATACAAGGTATCAGTCAAAGAAATGAAGTGATGATTAATTGTGTTTTAGAATTTTATGATACACAAAAAGAAAAGAAAGGTTCTAACATTTGGTATGTGGCAAAGATAAAAGAATCTTTTACAAAACCACCGGCACTTACTGAAGAGCAATTAAAACATTTAAGTATGTTTAAATCTATTCGTGAAAGTGAAAATGCATATGTCATGGGTTTACATAAAGAGAAACAAAAATCCACTGAAGATGTATTAGATGATGATATAGTTGCAGAATTAGAAACGGCATGACCTTTTTAGAAGAGGTTAAATCTCTTCTTGTTGAATCTCAAAGACGGCCAATAAAGATACCTCATTTAATCCAACATCAGTTTGCTAGTGATTGTTTAGAAGCAGTAAAAAAACAATTTACGGGTGAGAGAGAATCTGAATTTAGGATTAGGATGTCTAATATTGGCCGCCCCCTTTGTCAATTACAGATGGAAAAAAAGTATGCATCTGATTCTCAAGTGGGGTACGCTTCAGATTATAACACTAAGATAAGAAATTTATATGGTGATATACTAGAGGCAGTAGTGGTTATGCTCCTTAGAACTGTAAAGGCTAAGATTGATGGTGTTCAAGGGAAGGTAAAATTAAAAACAAAATACTTTGACATCAAGGGCACTTATGATATTATTATTGACGATAAAGTCTACGATATAAAGTCATCCTCTAATTTCGCATTTAAAAATAAATTCAATAAAGGATTTCAAGTCATGAGTGAAGATGACCCTTTTGGATATTTACCTCAAGGTTATTTATATGGCAAGGCACTTAAAAAAGATTTTGGTGGTTGGATTGTAATCAACAAAGAGACGGGGGAAATGCTAGTAACAGAGCCTCCACAAGAAGACACTAAATATAAAAGAAGTGCACTTAAAAGGGCTAATAAAAATATTAAAGCATTAATGACTGATGCTCCATTTAAAAGACAGTTTGAATTAAAGAATGAAAAGTTTGGTAGGAATGAAACAGGAAATAAAGTGTTAAGCACAGTATGCACTTTTTGTAACTATAAACATAAGTGTTGGGATAACTTACAATATTTACCTCAACAACAATCTAAAGCAACTAATCCGGCATACTATTGGTACGCTGAGATTAATAACCCTAGGATGGTAGAAAGTGAAGAGAACTAAAACTGATGACGTAACTATGAAATTATTTATAACTCCTTTTGGAGAGAATAAATTTGCCTGTA